ACCGTTTCGCCATAACCGGAAAAATGGTCGTATGTAGTGCTTGCCATGATATCCTCCTTACTGCTTTTGCAGCGCCGCTTTCATGCGGTCAAAGAAAAACTGAATGACCGTGCCGATGGTCTCATCGGTGATGGCCCACGAGATAAATCTGCCCCACTTGCTTGCGCTGAGGGCCGTGCGGAGCATCTGCGCCACCCACGCCTTGCGCTCTGCGCCGCGCTTTGTGCCCTGAATCTCGTGCTCTGCCTGCTCGATCAGGTCAAGCACAGTGCCCTTGACGGCCGCGCCATAGCCCAGCCGGATGCAGCCAAGTGCGTAGAAGATGAACCCGCCCAGCATAAGCACAAGGGCCACAGGGGCGGGAAGTGCGGTCAAAAGGTTATTGATTGTTGCCATGTATTACTCTCCTCTCTCTTTTTCAAGGTCTGCAATGCGGTGGTTTGCCACTTTCATCTGCTCTTCAAGCACCGGGATGCGCTGGGCGAAATTGTTGTGTGTCCGGACTTCCCGGGTCAGCTCTTCCAGCTTGGTTTCGGTCACAGCCTGCTGCTTGTCCAGTTTGGCATCCATGCTCTGGGCGGTGTGGTTGTTAGAGACGACCACGCCGATCAGGCTCAGACCGCCGGTGATAATGGCTACGATGATTGCTTCACTCATGCGCCCTCCCGAAGACGGGTCAGACCCTTCTTGCGGATGATACGGGGGTAGTTGACGGTGGTCACGTTGAGGTCAACGTTGCGGGAGATGCCCGGCACACGGCCCTCGCTGGTGTGCTGGTGAGCGTTGTAGTGATATCCAACGGCGGGAGTCTTGCCCGTGTAGTCGGCCAGCCAGATGTCCCAACGGTTTGCCAGGCGGCCCATGTCTAGTTCCATGTTGGAGTAGTGGGTGTAGGTGTACAGCTGGGCGTAAAAGCCCATCTTTTCCACCTGTTCCAGCGCATAGGCGGTGAGGTTGGTGAGGTCGAGGGTGCTCATTGGCTTGAGCTTGTTTTCCTCCACGTCCACCGCGATGGGCATGGTCAGCTCCTTGCCGTAGACCGCCTGCCGCACAAGGGCAAGCTCTGCATCGGCCATGGCCTCGCTGGTAGCGTAGGTGTAGTAGTACACGCCCACGTCCAGCTGTAGTTGGTCTCAAAGGTCGGGTCGATGTACAGCCCGTCTGCCCGCTTGGAAAGCTTGCGGTTGGTGGAGACCGTCTTGAGCATCGCACCCTTGTAGCCTGCGGCCTTGACCTTTGCCCAGTCGATCGAGCCCTGATAGCGGCTCACGTCCACATAGCGGTAAGGCGGGTCGCCGTCCCAGCCGGTCACGGTGTCCACTGTGGACACGTCCGGTGCAGGGGCAGGCTCTTCCTTGCCGGCACTGTTACCGGCAGCATGAGAGAGTGCAGAAAAGATATCCCGCAGGAAGTCAAGCATCACTTTCCACCTCATAAAAACCCTCCTCCGTCAGCTTTTTCATCACGGCATCCTTATACCGGTCAGGTACGTTGTCGATGGTAAAAGCGCCGTCAAAGCGGTGCAGCTTAATTTGGGTTACATAGAACAAAACCATAAGCATCCTCCTTACTGTGCGGCCAGCAGGTCAATCATAGCCGCTTCCAGAGCGGCAAGGCGCTCTTCTGCGGTGGGCAGCTGTGCCTTTTCCTCTGCTTCCTTGCGGGCCTTTTCCTGTGCAGCCAGCTCTTCGGCGGTGTACAGGATGTACCGCTGCACCGGCACTTCCTCATCCCAGGCGGGCTGAGGGTCAACACCGGGCACGTCCACCACCTTGCGGACATCACGGCCTTTTTCGCGACCATCTGCGTCATAGTATATTGCAGGGGTTCCGTCCGGCAAGGTTTCGGTCTCGTAGTGGCTGACCTCCTCCACGCCCGCCACAGCATCGTGATGGATGGTCTGGGTCTCAGGCTTGAGGTAGCCTTTCGTCAGGTCGGGGCTGGCGATTTCTACGCCGCTACTGTCAATAATTTTCATGTGTGCTCCTTTCGGTTACGCCACTCTGCGCCAGATGTACGTGGAGTAGTAGGGGTTGAGGATGTCCATGGGCTTCGGAGCAACGTAGGATTTGCGTGCAATAAAGGGCGTTGCATCTGCCGCGTTGTTTCCGGTGTTATAAGAGACAAGAGCACGGCCAGAAATACCCGCTGACACACCAGACCCTCCATATAGAATTTGTCCATAATCCGGTGTAGAGATGGTATGCTCATGTGAACCAACTTCGTTTTCAGTCTGCGTATGCGTTGCACTACCTCCCGTACTCCCTGCCGGGTAGGTATCGGAAGCACCCATGACAAATTTGCCCTCAATCCGCTCCCATGTGCCGCCGATAAAGCTTGCCGGGGATGTGGGGTCGTCGCTGGACCAGAATTTGATTCTGGCGAGGTCTTCTTCTCGCTGGGCGGCGAGAATTTCTTTGATTTTGGCTTCCACCTCAGCCTTGCTGTAAAAAATCGCATTGCCGCTTTCATCCTGCACGGTGGATTTATCAGCTTTGCCTGCCAGCGCATCACCGGTAGCCTTTGCGTCGGCAGGGACGTTTTCAATGCTCAGGGTCTTATCGGTATTTGCTTTGGCCCCGGCCTCTTCCGAGTATTTCTTTGCATTGGCTTCACTGATTGCAGCGGCAGATGCACTGGATGCAGAAGCATCAGCGGATGCGGCAGATTCGCCAGCTTTTGTGGTTGCAATTCCGGCCTGTTCAGTGGCAGTAGCGGCAGAAGTAGAAGCCCCGTCTGCTTCTCGTTTTGCATTGGCTGCGCTTGTCTCTGCACTCTTTCGAGCCGCTTCGACTGCTTTAATCCAGTCCTCTTCTGTGCCAACATAGCCATACTTTACAGCAATGGAATAGGCGCTATAAGGGCCAATTTCGATTGTTTTGCTCATTCAAACGTCACCTCCAAAATTCCAGAGCCATTGTCTTGCATATTTATTTCGGTTAAGCTATCACTCTTGACCATATAAAGGATGCCGTTCTTCTGCTCGAAATCCATCCAGCCGCCTTTATTTGCACTCTGTTCTGCAAGACGGGCGCTTTCAGCAGACTTTTCGGCTTGCTTCTGAGATTCTTGCGCGGATGTTTCAGCATTTATTTCAGACCGTTTTGCGTTCAGTTCTGCTTTTTCGGCAGCAATTCTTGCAATGTCCGCACCTGCAACATCTGAAAGAGTGTTCAACGTTTCGGCATTCATAGGAGTGCCTTCAACGATTGGTTCGTCATTGCGGACAAGGGTGACGACTTCGGACGAGCCGTCCGGTTTAGTCATTGTCCATCGGTTTGGGTACTTCGCTTCTCGGTCAACAAAGTGCATAGTAAGGTTCACCTCCACAGACCGGCTCTGAGCAGTAGATTAGATGGTTGTTGGCTATCGTTTCGATATCAAGCAGAATTTCTTCGACCTGGTTGATAATCGTATAGTGCAGATAATTGAGGGAAGCGGGAGTTTCGGGAGTATCGTTTTTGCCACTGCACAAAGAACGAATAGCTTTGATATTGGAAAGCCACCTGGAAGCATCTGCGACAGTCAGGTATCCGTTTACATCCCAGTCGGTTTTGACCGAAACAGGCGCATTCAGAATGGCCGCAATCTCTTGAATGCCGCTTTCAATGCGGTTGTAGTCCATGTAGCTTAGAGCGCCTTTCATGCCAGCGGCCCATTCTGCTTGCTCGTCTGATGACCATGTGCCTGAACGTCCCTTTTCTGAAATTTCAGAAACTCGGGATACATCTTTATAGGTTCTATCAGTAATCCATGTTGCCACTATTATTCACCTCAAATCATCAGATTTCCATTTGTGTCAATCTCAAGATTGTCAGGGAGAGTAAACGCAGGCCTAGCAAAAACGGATTCATTATTTGCCCATATGCTTCTGCTTGTCCCGCTGTAAGAGCAACAAACAACTCCGTGCTCTGCACGTTTCGCATCTTCTCCGCTCAAGCCATCAGAAGAAGCGTCTGTCAACGGACTTCTTGTCCAGCAAAGTTCTGTTTCACTATCCAAGATTTGCTGGGCCACAGGAAGTTTTCCACCGTTGTTCGGGTCTGCGTTATATGCATTGCCACCAATGCCGAGTTCTTTAGAAGTCAGGAGGAAAACGCTTTCAGCAACACGAGCAGTAAAATCAAATATGCCACTTATTTTCTTTTGAAGAACAGTTTCACCTATCAAGTTCTTCATGGCATCGCTAAACAGATTTTTGTAATCATTGTTAAGCCAATTTCGAATTTCAGATGCTCCATCATCGTATCTAGGAACAACAAACTCTCCCTGCGGGGTACTTGTACCTTCTCCGTAGTGGTAGTTCTCCCAGAATCCATTGTACTTTCCCCAATAATAAAACCAACGATGCTCCTCAGAAGCAGGGTCATACAGCCAATACTTTTGATTTGGATTGCTACCAACATTATTAAAGCGCATCTTGCGATAGCCATATCTGCGGACAAACAATGTTCGGCCAGCGCCGTTATGGTCAGAAAGATAATTATGCTGCGCAAGAATGAAATCGACCGCTGCGCCATTCTCCACGATTTTAACAATCGTACCATCAGGCAGATTGGAAAGTGCAGAAGATTGAGTGGAAACGTTCAGGCTTGCAGATTCTCCAAACGCACTTGCAGTAACCGTTGCGCTGCCTTTGGAATTCCACCAAATACGACAAGTGGAAACTCCGTTAATGTCACTGAGGACTTGAAGCCTGACTGTCCCATTGCTTGCTTTCCAAGTAACACTCGGCGCACTGGGCCCGGACGGATGGAACGTTGCCGTAACGTCAGAATATTGACTCCACGAAAGGTTCACAGAATAAGAGCTGAGCGTAATATAAGGTGCTTCTCCCGTTACTTGGCAAGAAGCAGAAGAATTGCCCGCGCTTGCCGTAACAGTAGCAGTTCCTTTATGGGAATACGAAACGCGGCAAGTAGAAACGCCGTCAATGTTGGTCAAGACGTCCAAGTGCACAATGTTAGCAGGAGACGCACTCCAACCGATTGAGGGGGAATCCATAGATGCAGGAATTAGACGCGCGGTTAAAATACGAGACTCGGCATATTGAAGAGAAAACAAGCTTTGGTCAAGAGATACCGAAGTTACGTCAGAAAGTATATAACCTTCCAGCGTTCCCTTAAAACAGCCATTGAAAGTGTACTTTGCATTCGTAACAAACAGTTCCGAAGCGTAACCGAAATTATGGTTCAGCTTCACATGGTCAAGGGCATCAACGTGAGGGCTGGCGCGGTATTCCAAACTCGCCTTTTTTCTAGTGGACAAGATGGAATAGGCTTCTGTCATGGCGTTTTTGCCAATTTCCAAAATGGAATCGTTCAGCAAAGCGTTGCTGACGGATTGCGTAACTCCGTCAATGCTGGAACTGGAAGGGTAAAGGTGGGTCGTGTTGTTTACGCTGCAAGATACGTTTTTCAGGCGGGAAGAGAACGTGATTTCCGGCCACTGGTAATTGTTCATGGGGTCTATCTCGTAAACTTCTGAAGAAGAATCCGCGAAGAACACGGGGCGTTCAATTCGGATTTCTCCTCCTCGCGTCTGGTAAAGAGCCATCCCAGCAGCGTTTGCAGCCATCTGAAGAATATCAGAGTTCTTGTAGGAGGAGTTGCTTTCATTGCTGATATCAACGGGATAGTTTTTTAGCTCACTGGGAATCGAATAAGAAACGGTGTTGTCCGGAAGCTGTGAGAGTGCATCTATGCACATATCATACAGATTCCCGCTTTTTCTGCCCGTATAAGTGGAGTTCATCAAGAACCCAAGTGCGTCACGAGCCACAAAAGACGCTTCAAGGCCGTTTGAAGGAACGTTCCATTCGGACATAAAGAACTGCCCGCCGTTGATCCATTCCGTCTTTCCGTCAATATCCATGCCGTAGCTTACTGTGACAAGCTGGCGTTCATAAATATAGCGGTACATTCCTTGCGGGTTCAATGGATCCCAGACCTGTTGACTGTTATCGAGCGAAAAAGAGATGCTGTCTTTGGAAAGCTGGCCGGAAAGCGGGTCTCTGCTTGATTCGTGCGTGAAGGAAATCAGGTTTCCTTTTCTGTAAACAAGCCGGAACCCAACAATGAATTGTTCGACTCTCGCTCTTCGGTTCGGAAGGCACCAAGAAAGTACTTCAAGAGAAATCGAGTTGTACCCAGATATCTCCCAGTCTACCTCAGAACGAACATCTACGTTATCTGAAACGGTTATAGTGCTTACTTGGGTTCCATCGGAATACGCCGTGAGCTTGAAACTTTTGGCGTATTCGTTTAACGTGCTAGACCACAAAATTGTAACGCCGGGAATCCGTCTGGTGTGATGCTTTCCAAATGTGAAAACGATTTTGGGGTGGTAAGAGTCCGTTACAATGTTTTTACTTGCGTAACCGACATCCACTTGGGAACCAGAGCCCGGAAAGAGAGAAAACGTTCCATCAAGAAGATGCAAGTTCGTCTCTCCGGTTGCATACTTTTTCAGCTCGTGTTCGCTGTTGTCCTCTACGATTTCAGCAACATTACTGAACGAGGACTGGCTATCCGAGCTAGCAGAAACGTCCTTTTGGACTCCGGGTTCCGAGCTGTCGTATGAAATCTTGACAAAGGTTTCAGGAACAAGGGTCTCCTTGAACTTAGCAAGCCATTTTTGCGAAGGATGTTCCATTTATCAAACCTCCACAAGCGACAATTTGCATCCAGTCCAGCCCATTACCTTTCCGCTGTTTGGGTTTCGCCGCCACATTCCAGACGTACGGTCGGATACATACATCTGCCGAGTTTCATAAGTGTTTGTTGCTTGGTTTAAGAATCGAACCGAGCAATAAAAGTTTCTTGTGAACAAACTAAGGACGGTTGCCCACTGGGCTGCAGTCAGGTAGTTCCACGACATCGAAATCTTTGCAACATCGTGTCGCACGACGGCCCCGACCACTTTTCCTTGAGTATTTCGTCCAGAATCCACAATAGTACTTGTGGTAGCTTCATAAGAAGACGGTTCAGGAAATGCCGTACCGTTCACTGTGACCAGTGCTGGAATATTTGCCATAGAACTGTCGCCTCCTTAGTAGCTGTATGCTTCCGTTCCCATCAGGGACATTCCGCGATCGCTCTGACGTTTTTCGACCGCAGAAGTGATCTCCTTTCCGTCGAGATAAACCCGAACGGTGAGGTTTCCATTATCGGTGCCCCCGAATCCAGATTCTTGCATAGCGGCGATAAAGCCTTCTTTTACAGAATCTCGAAGCTCAGACGGGGTAAGCTCTGCGGAGCGGCTGTAGCTAGAAGTGTAAGAGCCAGAACTATTTGCTCCCGAATACTGGCTCGTTCCCGGAACGTTGGAATAATCCACGTTTCCAGAAGCGATAGAATCAACTGCCGGGCCGCTTTCCCGACTTGCCGCAATCTTATCTGCGTATTCAAACAGCGGGTTTTTCACGTATTCGATTTGTCCGCCCCAGAGCTGAGCAACAAGGTTGTATGCGCCAATCATAACGTTGACGCCGTTAACGAACCCCTGAATAAACAGGCCCAGCAAACGAACGATTCCTTCAAAAATATAGGACATGAAATTCTTCAAGCCGCCCCATACGGAAGAAATGCCGCCTGCAACATCGCTATTCGTTCCGGCTAGATTGAACAAAGCACCAGCCAACATCCCAATCAGAGAGATAACGAACAGGATAGGGTTTGCATTCATTGCAACATTTAATCCGGTCTGCGCCGTTGTAGCCGCAACTGTCGAAGGAACCAACTGACCGATAAAGCTAGAAGCCATACCGGCAATGTTGTTCCAAACACTGCTCAAACCCTGCGTCAGCCACTGCAAGCTGTTATTGGCAATGGACTTGATTTGTTTTCTCTGCTCATCATCCATTGCATGATAGAAATAGGAAGCGGCCCATGTGCCCAGCTTTTCAAGGTCTCCGTTAGAAATCGCATCCCACAGAGTGCCGATGCTGCCAAAGAAATCAGATTGTAAGCTCTGATCGATACGCTGCCACTGGGTATCCAGACCGTTCAAGAACCCGGTAACGTAGTTGGTAGCCTGAGTAGAGCCAGCATCAATCAATGCCTGTCCCTTCTCCTGCACAGCGTTTACAACGCCCTGCATAGCAGCGGTGACGTAGGGGACAGCCGCAGTGATACCGTTTGCAAGACCTTGGTCGATGTAAACGCCAAACTGTTCAAAAAGCTTAGAAGGGGAGTTGATGTCCGTCTCTGTGGTGAACTTGTCGATGATGGCTTTGGCAAGATTTGCAGCCGCTCCAGTTGCGTTGCTGATTCCGTTCTGAATACCTTTTACAAGACCTTGCCAAACGTTTTTCCCAGCTTCATACATTTTTGATGGCAGAGAAGCGATTGCGTCTGCAACTGCGTTTACCATGTTTGCAGCAGCTTTTCCCGCTTCCGCTGCCCAATTTTCCACTCCATCCAAGAACCTTGCAAAAGATTCTCCAGCCGATTTGATATGGTCATCCAGATGAACAAACCAATCGATCACGCTTCCGATGTCAGAAATCAAATCTGCTAAGCCAAGAAGGGCATTAGCAATGAAGCCTTGATTCATTGAAACGTCAAGGCGCTCAGCCTCAGTCGGGCCTTTGCTAACCCAACGAACAAATGTCTCAATATCTGCGATCAGGTCAGCTAATCCGAGAAGAGCGTTCGGGAACAGAGTTTTATTCATCGTGACATCCAAACGCTCAGATTCGCTGATTCCGTCTTTAATCCAACGAATAAAATCAGAAATGCTATCCGCGATTTGAGCAAACCCATCAACAAAGAAGGATGCCATGTTTCCAGCATCAATTCCAAGCTGTTGAAAAGCGCTATGCCAATCGGATTTTAAGTCAAAAGATTCTTTTTCACTTTCGCTGCCTAATCCGCGAATTGCAACAGAAATGGTTTCAAATCCGATAACAGCAAGGCCAGCTACAGGATGACCGCTGATAATCAACCCAATTCCAACTAAAGTTAGAGCCAAATCTCCTAAGTCCAAGTCGAGCTTTTTAACAACTTGTCGAATGGTTTCGAAAGCGTTAGAAGCATTTTCCTTCCATTCTTCGGGAAGTAGGTCAAGAATCTGTTGCGCAAGTGTTTTAATAGATTCTTTCAAATGCTCGATAGACTGACCGAGTTTTCCTTTTGTAAGAGAAATATTCCATCCCTGAGAAAAACCAAGTGCGGCAAGTTCGATAAGGTCTTTGATTCTTTGTAGTCCGATTCTGAATTTCTCGCTGTTCTGATACAAGTCCACAAAACGCCATACAATTAGTGCCACAGTACCAGCAATTACAGCAAGTTCAGGGTTGACAAGCCCTAACTTTTTTCGTAATTCTCCAACAACCTGCCCCAATTTGTAAGCTAACCCGTGGACATTATTTAACTGGTTGAAAAGAAAATCAGCAATTTTCCAAGCGGCAAATCCAGCTGCAACACCTGCAATGATTGGAAGAAGTTTTTTTACTTTTTCCTTGATTTCATCAATAGACGTGCCAACATAATTCTTGAACATATCGTAGCCGGACAGGTCTACGTCACCCAAGATATTGCCAGCAGATGTGCCGCCGCCAGAGCCGGAACTTCCCTGTGTGGGGTCAATGATGTTCAGTTCATCAAAGCCCATCGTGTAGTCCTTGAGAGCTTTGGCGGCTTTCTTTGTCGAATCGGTTGTTTCGTCCATTGCATCACCGATGCCGCCAACGCTGTCAGCCCTCTTGGTGAAATCGGTGAACACGACCTTCACACCCATCAGCTTTGCCACCCATTCAACGAACTCTCGAATGAGCTGAACAGCGGCAATCAGCGGGGGGAGAATGGATTTCAGGGCAGGGTAGAGCAGAGAACCAACGGACTTTGCCAGCATATCCAACTGGGCTTTCAGAATCTTAATCTGATTCGCAGGGCTCTGAATGGTCTGTGCAAGGTTGCCCTGCACATTGGCAGTCTGCTTCATAATGGCGATATAACGCAGAACCGCTTTATCTGCCTGAGACAGACTAGAAACCTGTTTGTTAAAGCCCAAGGCAAGAAGTTCCTGTTGTAACCGCGCCTGAGACAAATCAACGCCAAGACGGCGAATAGGTTCAATCTCGCCAGAGATAGCAGAGGACATTGCGGTAAAGGTTTCGGCAACATCCTTGTTCCAATAAGAACCCTCATCATAGGCAAGCTGAGTCAGGTTCTTAGACAGAATGTATGCTTTGTCGCTGGCCAAACCAAACGAAGTACCTAAACTCTGGATGGTAGCCATGTAGGTCATTGCTTTGGTCGGGTCAACGCCAAGCAACCCCTGCATCTTGCTAATGAGCGTGTCTGCTTCACCGCTCAAATTGCCCATAGCATTATGAAACAGGTCTGTTGCTTCATAGAAGTCGTTGAACTTCGCAACAGCGTTGCCAAGATACTCAGCGATAGCTTTCAACGAAACCAGCTTTGCCATGTTTCGCATAAAGCCGTTCATCTGATTGGACAGACTGAGATAGCTCTTACGCTGCTTCTCGTTGGCTGCGGTCACGCGGTTTGCCTGTGTGACCACTTTGCTCAACTGCGGAGGGAGCTTTGCAAAAGCATTGCCCACCTTGTCAAGCTGAGATGCAAGGGGAGCAAGTGCAGTAGAAATCTTCTGGCAAGAGCTTGCAAAAGAATCAAGGTCTGTCGCTTTCAGCTTGTCGGTCAGGTCAGGAACCTTTCCGATTGCATTGAAAGCGCTGCCAAGAGCTTTAAGGTTCGATGCGTCCAAAATAGACAGCGGAGCCAAAGCGTTGGTGAGCTGAGTAATGCTTCCAGACATGGAGTAGAAATCCACGCCGTTCAAGCCGGAGACTGCCGTAGGAATCTTCTTGATTGCATTCACGACCGTGTTGATGCTCTTTGCACTTGCGGTCGTGTTGACGTTGGAAAGTCCATTCAGAAAGCTGGTAATTTTGTCCAGCCCAGACATTCCGGCAGATGCCTGTTTCAGCGTCGCAATGGAACCGGCCAGCCTGTCAAGGCTGTTCACAACCTTCGTGACGTTGCCCTTTGTACGCAAATTAGAAATGGCGGTAGCGAGCTTGTCGATATTAAGCTCCGCACCGCTGGATTCCGCAGAGATTTCTACGGATAAGCTCGTAATATCAACATCAGCCATCACTACCACCATCCTTTTGCTCCATCATGGAGAACATCATACGTTTGATTCGCTCCTGTGCTTCCGCAGCACGTTGGTATTCATACTCTTCTTTCTCCTTTTGAGTAAGGGGAATCGGTCTATCTATATACTTGATAGGTCTAGCCCCTTTCTTTCGGAACATATTGCCAACCGTAGAGGAAAGCGCAGATGCCATGTAAAAGCCGTTTCTCCACGCTTCTGCGTTGGCTCTGCGTTCCCGCAGCTCCTCTGCGTCACGGTAGACCTTCGCCAGCCAGACATCGCCGTACCAGAACTGGTCGTATGTCATGCCGATGGAGATGTAATAGGCTTCTACATCGTGGAACAGCTTGGAAAAGGAAAACGGCTCTCCCTCTCCGTCTGCTTCCTGAGATTGTGCGGTTACACAATCTCCCACGTTGCGTTTTTTGCAGTCTTGTCCTCAGTGTCAGTTGCCAGCAGAGACTTGGAAGCATCCATAAACATCTCAAGCAAAATGCCCATCAGGTCTTCCTTCTCCTCGATATGCTGGAACATCTCGTCAACGACCTTGCGCTTGATTCCCTTGTTCCGTGCGATGAAAGCGCCGTAGAACAGGGCACGGGAGTTGGACAGAAGGTTGGTCATCTGTGTGTACTGGCCAATCTGAAAGCCTGCACGTTCGGTGGCTTCCACACTGTCACGGGTGAAAGTCAGCTCATAAGTGTTCTTGCCATCAGGGGAATGAAAATTGATAACCTTTGTAGCCATAATAAATGCTCTCCTTTATAAATAGTGGCAGAACCAAATCCGATGTTCAGTTCTGCCCGGTTTGATTGATTCGATTTTTGCGGTTTAGCCGCCGTTGACAGTCAGGGTCTCGCTGAACTCAGGCTTCTTAGTGAAGATGCAGTTGATGGTCATTTCCACAACCTCGTCCACGCCAAAGCCGGACAGGCCAACCTGATGCATACCCTGCCAAGTGAAGCCGGAGCCGTCCTGCATCTTCAGGGCGTAGTACTTCACGGTGTTGCTCTCGGAAGTCTCATCGTAGCCAGCTTCCTTGACCTTCTTGTAGTCAGTTTTGTTGTAGTTGGCGGTGAAAGACTTGGTGTCGCTCTGGATGATACCAAAGATGTTGACCTGCATGGGGTCAGACAGAGTGGTTGCATCCAGAAGGTTCGGCTCGGAGATCAGGTCAGGCACATCCTTGATGTCGCACAGCTTCGTCAAAGCGGTTGCGCTGTCGCCACAATACAGGGTGGTATTCAGACCGGAGATAGCAGTACTCATAGAATGTTTACCTCCTTAGTTTCGGTAAATCATTCCGTCCTCTCCGATTGTTGCCCCGTAGCTGCAATCAATCCGATAGACGGAATTGTTGTACAGCCCATTCAACGGGGCAAACGATTTGCGATAAAAATTGAGCGGTTCCAATACAGAATCCACGATGTCCACAATGGAGCGGGCTTCTGAAATGCGTCCGCTGGTTTTGTTGGAATAGACCCGCACGCGCAGGGAAATGGCAGCATACTTGCTTCGGCTGGCAGAATCACGATGAACCGGGAGATTGCTGTTTTCCTCTATCTGCACACATGGAAACTTTTTGACGTTGCTGTAATTGATTTCGCCAGTGACGAAGATACCAGGCACTTGCTTTCGCAGTTCCTTGGCAACAGCTGTAAAGATAGAATTGAAATAATCAATCAACTATTCCAAACCTCCCTCCACGTTGCTTCTACCTGAGAAGCCATTTCTTCAACAGCTCCCCACATAGCCATAGCTGGTTCGTTACCGCTGGTGTAATTCAACTGTCCCTTGCCGGGAACGGTATCCACATAGGTTCCGGCATTACCGGGGTCACCGTAGTAGTACCAACGTCTGCCAGCACCCTTGCCTTGACCATAGGAGCCATGCGCACCAACACCGGGCGGCAGTTCGCCGCCATATCCGTTGTGATGTGCACCGGTACCAAACTCGATAAAGGCGACTGACTTGCCCTCTGCAATGATGGTGCAAATGTTTCCGTTCTGCTCAACACGACAAGAGACATCGTTGCTACCGGCATATTCTGCATTTGCAAAGCGAACTTTCGCTACATCAAGCCCTTTGTCAGCCAACGACTTTGCAAACTCCTGCGCTTTTTTGTTCAGGGTGGCCTTGTACTCCTGTATCTGACGTTCCGCATCACGAAGTCCGGCATCGCTCAACCTCACTTTAATTTTCACTTGCAGCCACCTCTTTCAGCGCATACAACGTGTCCGTGATATGCTCTGCGACCTTGACCACAATGTAGTTAAAGGGCTTTGAAACGTCCGTCTGAAACCAAACGCGCGTACCTTCATAAAGCGGTGTGTTGTGCTTTTTGCTGGACGAACTGACAACGTAGCTGTAATCCGTGAACGCGCCGAAAGGACTTGCTTCCGCAGAACCAGTAGGCGGGCTGACGTTCAGAATCAGCTTTGCAGGGGCGCTCCACGTCTGTGATGTCTCGCCGGTTTCGTTTCCACATTCGTCCACAACAGGTTCTTTCTCGCCGATAGGATTTGAATACCACAGCGGACGCTTGTCCAGCGGGCTTCCATTGAACATCAGCCGATAACACCTACTCTCGGAACCACTTCATTCAGCAGGGACTGCGCTACATCAGAGCTTTCCCACACACGAGTAATGCCATTATTGGTATAGCTCGTCTGTCCGTTTGCGCCGATGTGGTTGTACAGTTCCGCTGCAATGCGTATCTGCAACGACTGATACCGCACAGGCAGTTCGTCCGGGTAGTTCCCGAACGGATAGCCCTGCGCAAATATCTTATCTTTGGCGAAATCAAGCAGCAGGTCGAAGAGTGGGTAGTCCTCGTCCGTGACTTCACGGTCAAGTGCAGGAGCAATGTACTGTCCCAGCTTGACTGCCGCTTCAGAATACTGGTCTCCCATGCTGCTTTCCTCCTTTCGCCTCAGGTTTTCTTTTCATCTGCCTGCTTTTCAATGCACTCGCCATCTTTTCCAAGAAGACAATACTTGCAGAACTCGTTATTATCACCCTTGAGATTACATACTCGCTTGCGTTTACGAGCCTGATTCATGGCGTTTGCGGAAGCGGCAATAATGCCGCACATAGGTACAGGCATGATGTTTCTCCTTAGTAAGCCTTGATACAGTACACAGCGTCCATGCGCTCAAAGGACGGCAGGACGATTTCGGAGACGTAGATGTTGGTGTTGACAGGATGCACAGTCTGCTCGGTAGTAACAGCAACGCCAGTATTCACAACGGAAACCTGTGCGTTGGAGATGCCAGCCATCAGATCGGCTTCTTCGGGAGTAGCAACATAGTACATATTGCCCAGAGGGCCAGAAGGAGCCAGTACGACATAGCCATCGTGCAGATACTTCTCGGCGGCAGCGGTCTCTTCCGGCTTGAACATCTTGTCATACAGGTGGATACGAATACCGGATGCAGTTTCGACAACGGAACGTGCTTCGGAATCAACCAGCACAGCGGTGGCGGTCTTCATAACCGTCAGGAACCGGTTCTTGATTTCATCCGCAGCAATCATCTTGTGGAAAGTGTTGGTGTTCATATAGGCATCGGTGATAATCTCGCCAGTGTTTGCAAGAACAGTGTTTGCGGCATTCTTCATCGTAGCGATGGGGGTTGCAGTAGTAGGAGCATCCCACTTCTCCTTGGTAGCCAGAGCCTTGTAATTGGACTGCTGCCAAGTGCCGTCAGGGTCGTAATCGTAGACGTAACTCACGCCGTTGGATTCGATGGAGATGCCAGGCTTGCCAGTCTTTGGAGCCAGAAGCTGCCATACCATGCGCTCAGGAACGATACGAGCACCAGTGATAAGCTGTGCAGTATCATCGTAGACACGATTGATAACGTCTGCCGCAAACTCCTGATTGGTAGCCAGAACAGAGATAATCTTGCGGCGGTCTTCCTCGTCAATGTGAGTGCCCTCACGGAAGAACGGCATACTGGTCTCGGTCATTTTGATGCCCTGACGAGTACGGAACGTAGCCTTAGTGTCAAACACGCTAGGCTTCAGCGAAACGCCAACGCCCTTGTGGCCACGCAGCCACTTCAGTTCCATGCTGACTTTCTTACGGGCAGGGAACAGAGCGTCAGAAGCATAGGGCTGCGCATTGGTCGGGTCATTCGTCCAATAGGCGGCAATCGCAGCGGGGGAGAAGATTTCATTCAGATTCAGTGCCATAATTTAGTCCTCCTTACTCGCTCTTTGCGCCAACATCAGTACGGCAGAAAACGGCAGGAACAGCCTTTTTCAGAGCGGCAATATCGTTTGCAGAATAGGTAAAGCCGGACAGCTTTGCCTTGTCCACATCAATAACACCCTGAATCAGCAGTGCGCCATTGGGGTTGACGGCAGGGTCAACGGTGTGCAGCAGAATGCCAATGGCATCGGTAGCTGCGTCAGCAGCGCTAGTGCCAGTAGTGGCAGCAGCTTTCAGACCAGTCTTTGCCATGGGATAACCAGCCGGAACGGCATTGGTTTCCTTGACGGTAAAGGGAATGGCAACGTAGGTATCAGCAGCCAGAATAGTACTTTCAGGAGCCGATACCGGAGTATTGGTGTACTTCATGTTTTCCTCCTTAATGGAAAGCAGTCATTGCGTCACTCGATGCCTTGTTTGCGTCTGCACGCTCCTGTGCGAAGCGTTTAGCAAAGGCAACACCTGCGCTATCTGCGCTGTTACCCTTACCATCCGCACCCGGAGGCGTGGGCATATCCTTCAGCAGGGAAGCCTTGTATGCGGTGTCATGGGCGGTCATAAACTCCGACTGGAACTTAAACACCTTGTCCATGTCGCCGTCAGCCAGTGCAGATGCAGCCTTGCCAGCCAGTTCAGCGTCATAACCCTGCGCAACGAACTTCTCACGGTAAGATGCAAGGGTCTTTTCCTTGACGAGGTTCTCCTTGTCGGCAGTCAGGGCTTCAATCTGCTTCTGCATCTCTGCCAGCTCGTCAGCCTGTTCCTGTGCGGCGTTCTCGTCATCGGTACGCTTTGCTTTGAGCTGCTTCTTGTACTCGGCAGCTTCGCCATTGGCTTTCGTCACGGCGTTGCGCAGCTTCTCCACCTCTGCGTTAGGGTCTGCAACTTTTTCCAGCGCAGAAATGATTTCATCGGCGGTCATGCCCTCTTTGTAGGCATCACCAAGCAACACATTGAGTTTCATATCGTTAATTTCCTCCTGCGTTTTTTTACCGTTGCTTCCCTGCAACGCTGCGAAATTTGTATCCCGGCTTCCCTGCCGGAATATGCAAAGGGTTATTTGCCCTCTGTTTCTTTATTGGTGCTGTCAGCCTGTCCGTCCGATGTTTTGTTGGCATCAACAACTTGTTCAGGCTGTTTCTCCTGCGGTCTCGGAGCTTTGCCGTCCTCGCCCAGCTTGCCAGCGGCAATCAGGAAAGGCACACTTGCTTGATATGCAGCTTCCGGGTCTGTATAAAGGTGAGAAATTTCAAAAGCCAAATGCGGGTCTGCCGAAGAATCAAGCATTTGGATAAAGACTTGAACCTTACTTTGCAGATTGTCATATTGACGACGCGGCAGTCTTATTTCAACGTCACTTGCCATCAGCTTAGAACCAGCCGTATCACGCAGGATTTTCAGCATCACAGACAGGCTTTGGCGTTCAGAGAACTTGAACATATTCTCGTACTGCTGCGCCCTTGCTTCTGTGTGATTCCAGCCGTTGCGGACAATGACTGCGCCCACGTTGTCAGACGTTGCGTTCTCACTGCCGGTAGCACTAGGCATAGCAGTCAGGCTGCGGTACACGTTCAACATGGAATCAAGCAAGGTCTGGCTCTGCTGCTGGTCAAGCTCATTGGCAATCTGCGAAACAGATGCGGGCATACCGGAAGTGGATTTCAGGCACATTGCGCCAAGCTCTTTTACTTGGTCGAGAGCATTCTTGTCCACAAGGCAGTTGGTAAACACCATGATGGACTGAATGAACTGCGCTACGCCGTCTAGACGATTGCTTTCTAGGTCGTTGATGGCATCCAGAACAGGGATGGCCGGTTCAAACAGACCCATGCGCTCCGGGTTGAGCTTGTATTCGACCATCGGCAGCATTCCAAGAGAATGATTCTCCGATTTTGTGACCTTGCCGTTGTCGATTTCAAAGTACTGGTTTGGCGTATACACGCAAATCAGGTCGTTCAAGTCGTTCTGATAATTGCGCGGGATGTGCAGCACGTTGGCAATCGGCTTGTGTCCGATGCCGGAGTTGTAAATCACATACGCCATGTCGGGGTCTGGAACATCCACCAACAGGGGCGTTTCGTCCGGGTAATTGCCGCCATACCCCTTGTCAGGAAGAACGATGCGGTATCCCTGTCCGCACTCCAACATCCACTGCCAGAGCCGCCGATCAAGCGCGTCCTTGCCCTCATACTGCAAAGCGTTAGACAGCCGGGCGATTTCCTCGCCGTCACCTGTTGCCGTTTCAGACCGCACATAAGAGCACGGCGTGCCACTCATATAACCTGTGTAAAAGCCCACGCACTCATTGGCGTGGTTCTCAACAATGCGGTTAGTGATTTCAGCATGGTACTCCTTTGTGCGGTGGAGGACAGGCTGGCTGCCCAAGTAGTAGTTGTGCAGGAAACGAATCTCATTCTTGTTCAGCAGATGAATAGGCTCTGCCTTTCCCATTACCACTTTCAGCACGTTCTCCCGATTGATTTCCGTCTCCGGCGTTTCAATCGGTCTGCGTCCGGTCAGCGGATTATTCAAAAATCCGCCAACGACTATCTGATACTCAGCCATGTGTTCCTCCTTTCCGGCAAAATAAAAAAGCGCAGCAAGAAAAACCTGTTAAGGTCTATCTCACTGCGCCAAAACTGCGCTTCAAAAGCTATTTACTTTTCCGGTGGATGGATGATTTTCACCCATCCTTCCCTTGTGTCTCCTTCGATTACGCCCTTGCATCTGTCACACTTGAAATGGTATCGTCCGTCTACTTCGCCAAGATAGCGGTTGCAGCGGACGTTCTTATAGATTGGGTTTTGCCTGATACAAGGACAGCAGATTCTAACTAGCATGAGCGCTCCTTTCGTTGGATTTCTGGAAACAGGCTGTTGAGCACAGACCTGTCGGAAGCTACTGGGAAACTGTTCGCACTTCCAGCCGTGCTATTTTCCGCCCGGAAAACCTTCACAGTCTTTCTGTTTGCCGGACAGGCAATGGTTCAGACTGCGATTCGGACGCGGAAGCTGGATTTGAACCAGCGGCCTCTTGGTAACCAAGCGAGCTACCTGACTGCTCCACTCCGCGATAGACCCGGCTTACTTTACCGCTGCTCTTTGCAAAAGGAGAAATTGAAAAAGCCTTTTGCATCGAGAGCCGGGAATAGCGGCGAGGTGTCAAAAGAGAAATCCCATGCAAAGCAAGAGGATGGTTGCGCTGCGTAGCGGGTTTGAACCGCTTCGTGTCAGTTGGGGGAGTACAAACAACGTTCCGTCCACTCGGAAACGCAACATATAACCCCCACGACAGAGAAAGGCGGCTGTCGTGGGTGAGTAAGAAAGGAGGGTATTACACAACAAATGACGAGTAAAAATGACTTAAAAAATCTCGCCAACGCAATACCTAGAGGAAGCTGCAAATCTTCCTGGTACTATTGTAAGCCATGTCAATAGGCAAATCAAATTTTAATGCCTACGCACCCGGCTATTTAGGGGAATTATTAAAATGGCCTCTTGACAGGCTCGATTTTACTGATTCCGTTGTACAATTCATCGGCAAGCTGTGCCAGACTATCCGGTGCATCATCGTGCGGAACTTTGCCAAGCTGCGTGAACATCGTCACCTGTTCCATGAACGCTTTGTACTCTTTCGACTGGTGTTTCTCGTCAAGGAAGTAGAACCGCTTAATGTCCGGCGCATACTGGATGATTCTGGACAGCTTGCTTTGACCACTTGGCGCACGCTGGCTGCGAACAGAACAGTGATAGCCCTGTTGCCGGAGCTGACTATCCACCACATCACAGTATTCATCACCGTTGTTGGCTTCGCCGCGTACCACGTTGATTTTGTGCTGGATGATTTTGCCAACGACTTCCGGTCTGGTCACGGTCTTATCGCCGTTATTGAACACAAGGTCTGGGATGAACACGGCATCGCCATACACATAGGCGATAGGACAGGCGGTGAAGTCACCGCCGCCCCATGCAATATCCATGACCATGAGCTTACGATCGGGCTCTCCATCAGGCAGAACGCCGTTGAAATACCGCAGTTCATCGGCAGGGAACAGCAGACCTTCACGCACATAAGGCTTGCCCATGTACTTTGCCCACCATGTAGCATCGTCAATGCTGGCTTTCATGTCGGCATAGTAAGCATCGTCAAATCCCACGCCGTAATCATAATTGAAATTGCTGTGTCCGTTCTCGTCCACAGCGGGAATCACCCGAAATCTGTACTTTGGATTGTCTGCGTACTGGCTCTGGATGCGCCCCAGAGGGTCAAGCACATTCCATCGTGTACCGACCATCAACTCTAATGCGCCTTGCTTCTTACGGTCTTTCAGCTGGTTCAAGTAGGCATCGTACTTGTTGTTCAAACGCTCAACGTTCAGGCTTTCTTCCAAGTCCTCAATCAAGTCATCACTGTACAGAACGCCGCCCTCGCCGATTTCAACTGCGCCAGTCAGCGTACCACCGATGGAGCGGCAGGTCAGGGTGGGGAAGCGTTTTTTTCGATTCAGGTCAACGCTTTCGTCTTTTGCGCTCTTATCTACAAGCTGAACGTCCGGGAAGATTTTGCCCCAGTTATAGGTCACAGGGTCTGTAATGATGGACAGCACTTCGCCGTAGAAGCCGTTGGTCAACTTGTCGGAATGTCCGCTCATAACCGATGCAACGTCCGGGCGGTTGCCCATAAGCCATGTGATAAAAAATATACAGAGCGTACTTTTTCCAGTTCTCGGGGGCTGACTTACCCCCAGAAATTCTACACGATGGAAAAACAAGTCCTCTAAGTCACGAACCAACGTCAAAAGCACCTTTCTTCTCGGCTGATAGAACTTCTTTTCCGGCGCACGATTCCATTCAAGGTAAATGCAATAGCTGTCGAACACATCTTTTGCTTCAAACAGGTACGTCCGGCTGATAATGTCATAGACCTTCGCCACGTCCTCGCCTGTTTTCATCTTGCCCATCACGGCTGCGCAGACGGAGCGTAGCTCACCGGAGTATTTGTAGGCATCGAACCGCTTGTCTTGCGGAAGAGCATCTCTCAGGTTCACCACCGCCTGAAACCAGTCCTCGTAAACCTGTGCTTCGGTCGGATTCTGCTTTGCATACGCTTTGATGCTGTCGATGATGGCAATGCACTGTTTTGGCTGCATAAAAAAATAGGCACCCCCTACCTGAAAATGTAAAGAGTGCCTACAACTGCACAAAAATCAAATATTCGGTTTTATTCTCCAGCTTTGAAATTATAAATCGGCTTAATATGTTTTACAATATCAACGGTTGGAGAGATTGCGTTGATAATTTCCTGTGCTGGCTTATAAGCCATTGGGCATTCGTCCAACGTGGATTTATCGGCTGACGTAGTATAAATGCCATTCATCTGCTTTTGATATTCTTCAACGCTGAATGCTTTTTTAGCCGCTGTTCTGCTATATAGCCTACCAGCTCCATGCGGAGCAGAGAAATTCCAATCAGGATTGCCCTTACCAACACAGATAAGACTTCCGTCTCTCATATTAAGAGGAACGATTAGCTTCTCACCATCTCTAGCGGATACAGAGCCTTTTCGGATAATATCATCAGATTCATCAATATAGTTATGAACGGTTTCAAAGAAGGACGCATGGGTCAGCATAGAATTGATTCCAACGCCGTCTAAAATGGTGTGCATAATTCTTGCTCTGTTCATCCTCGCAAAAGCCTGACAAATCCGCATATCGTTAAGGTAAGAATCACGTTCTTCGCCTTCAAGATAGCAAAGTTCATTGGGAATATCGGGAAACTGAACATCCAACTCTTTGATTTTTTGCGAGATTTCATGTTCACGACCCTGCGCTTTCAGTTCCTCAATCAGACGTTCCGTAGCTTCTTTTCTTTTGTTCTTTCCTTTGATATTAGAAATTGCTACGTTTTGATGGTACTCGGCAACCTGCTTTCCGAGATTTCTGCTTCCAGTATGGATAACAAGGTACTGGTTTTTTTCTTCATCTTCGTCCAACTCAATAAAATGATTGCCGCCACCCAAAGTACCCATGCTACGAAGAATCCAGTCAACATTATGCAAGCTATCTTTACAGTCAAGTTGGTTAAGAAAGGCTCCCGACATTTTCTGCGATTCGTGAACATTCATTCCAGCCGGAACTCGTTCTCTGATTACTTTATCCAACTTTTCCGGGTCGATATGTTCAATTCCGAGTTCAGCAACAAGCATTCCGCAGCCAATGTCAACACCGACAATATTCGGAATGACCTTCTTGCCCAAGTTTGCCGTGAATCCAATGACGCATCCAGAGCCAGCATGAACATCTGGCATAATGCGAATCTTACATCCGTCAACAAAGCTCTGATTGCAAAGCGTCAAAATCTGCTCAGCTGCTTTATCTTCAATATTGTCCGTGAACACTTTTGCAGAAGCATATTTTCCGTTAATCGTTTTCAATGTATTCTCCTTTCTCATTCGGTTTTATTCTAGGTTGCAAACAATGTCAGCTGAAAACGCCAGCCAACACAATGCTAATCGCACCTGCGACAACGCTTGTCAGAACGCCGCAAGCAAAGCCTATTGCACGTTCTTTCCACTGTTCAATCTTTTCCAGCCTATGGATTTTCTTGTAATTCCTAGCACGTTCCAACAGCCAAAACGCCGTGTGCTGCGTATCGCCCCAGCGTATCAATCCATCGTTGGCAAGAGATTCAAGAACAAACTGTGCCGTGAAGTCCAGCTTATCTTGCAGGGCTTTTACGGAATAGAACCCATTCGGAAGGTCTGGTTCATAGGCGTTCAGCGTGTCGATCAGATACTTCATGTTGTCACTGAGTATCACAGAACGCACCTCGCAACCACAGCTACGATGAAGAACCCGGTAAGCAGTCCAACGACTGCCCCCGCAAGCCAGTCATACGAGTTTCTGTTGTTCCACTTATCCATAGGCTCTTACTCCTTTCACCTGTTCTGTTCAGCAATCCGATACCATGTCTGGCGGGAAATTGCTTCTAGCAATCTTGCATTTCTTATATCCTTTAGGCCATTCATTTAACGGCGTAATGTAAGATGTTTTATCTGTTCCGGGGAAATAGCCATTTTCTGCCCACCATTCTTTTGTGTGGCGTTTTCTGTTATCTGGCGCTGTTGGGAATGTAAGCGCTTCTTTAGGGGTGCATCCAAGTTCAAGTCTTTTGCCTATCCCTGCAAGGCTTACATTATTCTCTTTGCACCATTGAGAACGAGTTTTTGTAACGCCATCAATCGTCCAGCATTCCATAGCCCAAATGACGTTTTCTTTTGTATTTACAAATCCGGGTGTTTTGCTGGCTCCATCTTCATAAAGCCATTGTTCGATTCTATCAAGAGCCTTTACTTCTTCACTAAATTCCCTAGTCAACTGCCTATATTCATACTGTATTTCTGTTTCGTTTTCTTTATTTTCTGGAATATGCCGAAGCTCATATAATTGTTTAGACGAAAGGACTTCCTTTATGTTGGTAAGCCTAAAACCATTCATTTGGCATATCCAAATAGCCATTTTTTCAATTTTAAGTGCAATTTTTCTTGTACTCCATTTTGAAAGAATAACAATTTTAGAATTATGTTTCATATAATGCTTAAGAAAATCATTGTTTCTGCTTTTCTTGTCCATTATACGTTGTTCGTTTCCCATTCCAACGTAATATATCTCTCCATTGTTATCAATAAAAAGATATACCAAGAATTGGCCGACCTCATTCATAATGTCCGAATGATCTACCGCAAAATCAAGAACATATCCATCGCCTAAATCATTTTCAATAGCCGCTCTTCGGTTATAATCTGTACTGCGAACCAAATCCATAAAGTCCTTCCTCGCATTTGGCCCAGCATAACGCATCCAGTCAGTTACCATTGAAGCAAGGCTAAAATAATCAATGCTTTGATAATCCATAAATTCTACCTTTCTGATGATTTTATATTGCCACACCTCAACAGAAATGGTATAATACTCATGTACTATCATCCTGTTGAGGGATTGGTGGTCTTTTGTTTGAAGCAGCGGTCTGTGGTGGGCCGCTGCTTTTTATTTTTCGTTTTTGTTAACGTATTTGCGGGTGGTGGCCGCATCGGTGATTCCGTATTTCTCGCGGTATTCTTTGACTTTGCGCCAGAACGTAGTTGGCTTTAGCCCAAGTTCATTCATCATAATTTTAGGCGTGCTTTTTCCATTCTGCCAATCATTGTAAAGCTGACGGAATTTCTCTTCATCCACTTCGACAGGCTTACGACCTCTGTATTTACCTTCTGCCTTTGCAATTTCAATGCCCTCACGCTGCCTTGCCAGCATTGTTTCTCGCTCAAGCTGTGCCATCGCAGCAAAAATCGTCATCACAAACACACCGTTTGGAGTGGAAGTGTCGATGCTTTCTTTCTGGCTAACAAACTTGACCTTTTTCTTGTCAAGTTCTTCCATAATGCTTAACAGATCTTTTGTAGAACGCGCCAGACGGCTAATACTTTCAACAACAAGGGTATCACCCTCGCGAACAAAAGAAAGCATTTCTTGAAGCTGGGGACGGTCGGTATTTTTCCCGCTCATTTTGTCCATAAATACCTTTTCGACACCAAGCTGTTCCATGATAACTTCCTGACGAGCAGTATTTTGTTCAGCCGTTGAAACTCTCACATAACCAACTTTCATTTTTGCTCCCTCTCTTTCTGCTCCCATTATACACTATTTTGGTAGTACTGTCAACATATTTTTGGAAGTACTTACATGGTTCTCTTGATTTTTATTATATATAAATATACTCTAGTATGTATTTATACATACTAGAGTAGTATATGGGTGTTTACTTAGTTAATCACAATCAGGTAGAAAATTTTCTATAATAAGGAGTAATTATTCCAAACTTCATTTCCGTAAAACTTTGGGTCTTGACAAGCATATTTTCACGCTTTATACTTGTTCCAGCGAAAGCGAGGTGATAGGCTTGGCAAGACGAGCAGAAACCTCGGAACGTGATAAGCTGCGTATGGTAAGCACCCGGCTCACTGAGAGCCAGATCGCGAGCATGGAGAGCAGCGCAAAGGCATTGGGCATCTCAAAGGTCGATGTTATCCGCATGGGTATCGAGTGGGTGGCATCCTACGTTGAGAACATCAAGGCATAAAAAATAAGCTACCAGCGCCACCGTCCAAAGTTACGCTGATAGCTTATCCACATCACGAAACGAGAACCTGCAACCACCAAGGGGGCAGTCTCCCTTTTCGGAATCTATTATACCAAAAAGGGCTGCTTTCCGCAAGAGTTAGGAGCAAAAAACATGAATTTTCCCACGACAACCGAAGAATTTCTGAAAACCCTCGCCCACGGCAAAGAGCCGACCAGCGAGGACAGGGAGTACGCAGAAGCGCTGGGCAAGCTGTCCGAACTGAACTACCGGGCAGGGTACGAAGCGGGGGCAGCCAATCAAAACGGAAAAATTTGATGCCAGCACTAGTGAACACAATATATGGGGTGTATTTTCTTGACATCCTAATATTTTGCGGTTACACTTATTGCACAGCAAAACGAAAGGGGGTGAATATGTATGAGTAGTCCTTACGCAGAGCGTTACGGTCACACCGTTACCATCAGCGTGACGGAGCGGCAGTTTGCAAGCTTGCAGGAATACTGCATCAAGAACCGGGTTTCCATTTCTGCTGCGTTTCGTGAAGCATTCTTTACGCTGCATCCGATGGATTCTACCGATGAAAACGAAAAATGATACGTCCGCTAAAGTTTGCCGACCGCAGCGAACGTATCATCAAAACCACTGGAACAAGCTGTTCCAGCCTTATTATAGCAGGAATTGGCTTGTTCCGCAAGAACCATAGGAGTTTTTATGGAACAAAAGGTTAAATATGCTATCAATCTTATCAGTGAGAACGGACAGGTTGTCGTGTCCAGCCGTGAAGTAGCAGAAAATTTCGGAAAAGAACATCGGAACGTCATGCGAGATGTAGAAAACATCATGTCACAGGGTGTGCTCAAAAATGAGCAGACCCCCATGTTCTTCAAAACCGAGTACACCCACGAGCAGAACGGTCAGACCTACTCCATGTACCTGATGAACCGTGACGGTTTCACCCTGCTTGCTATGGGTTTTACCGGCAAAGAAGCCCTTGAATGGAAACTCAAGTACATTGATGCTTTCAATCAGATGGAGCAGAAGCTCACCAACCCGGAGCCTGAATCGACAGAGATGCTGTTGAGCCGCGCTCTGATCGCCGCTAACAGTGTTATCGACACGGAGCGCAAGAAGGTAAAGGCTCTGGAAGTGGAAAACGCCAAGATGAAGCCTGATTCTGACTACGCAAAGGCTATGCTGCTTTCCGATGAAAGCCTGACTACCACGCAGATTGCCATGAACTACGGCATGAGCGCACGAAAGCTAAACCAGATTCTTAGAGGGCTTGGCATCCAACATACTGTGAACAAGCAGTGGATTCCTTACCAGAAGTATCTTGGCAACGGATATGTTGTCGGGCACCCGATCGAGCTGCCGAACGGCAAAACGAAAGAAGTCACTCGCTGGACAAGAGCCGGTCAGAAGTTCATTTACAGCAAGCTCAAAGAAGCGGGCTATCTGCCTGTTGGCGAGCAAATCAGAATGGAGACGTGCTGATGGACTACTCGGAAGAAATGTTTCGGCTACAAGCTGAGAATGAAGAGCACAAAGCCGTTTTAGAAAAAAGCCATGAAATCCTTAATCAGACATTAGAAATCATCATGCCAGAGGATAAGCGGTCAAGAGAGGTTGTAAGTGTAGCGCTAGCAACGTCCGTACAACATTTTTGCGAGGACAGCTATTCAATGGGATACAATGATTGTTTGCTCGACATTCTCAGGGAAAAGGAAGAAGTCAGCGCTCCTATCATGTTTCCAACACTTAAATCGTAAATAGCCCATAAGAAAAGCCAGTGGTTAGAGAACATCTAGCCACTGGCTTTTTTGTTTAGATTAACCCGCTGCGAACGAAGCGGAAAGCATAAATTCAAGGTAAGCGAAGATAATAAGCATGACAACTATAAGCACAACTTTGCCAGCACTTATATATTTTCTGTTTTTGCCGCCACATTCAGGACAGGTCTTAGCTGTTTTAGAAATCATGTGACCGCAGTGTTCGCAAGGAATCAAATCGCTTTTAGGCGTTTTGTTTTCCATTATGTTCTCCTTATTCATCCACAAGGTCTGCGTACTTGACTTCAATGCGGGGCAGTTCATCGGTGGTGCTGGTCAACGCTCTGGTGATTTTTTCAAGCCCGGTGAACTCACCATAGACGTTGATAATATCATCGTCCAGAATCTTCACGGCATCGCCACCGCGCTTATCCAGCATATAATACTCGTCATCAGCATAGAAGCCATACCCGCTGTTGTCCGTGTAGGTTCTCCATGCTTTCTCGCTGCCGGAGAAGTTTGCGTCAATAATCTGCGAAACCTTTACCTTGACTACAATCTTAGTTCCTTCATACTTTTCAGGATAACGGCACAGTTCCTTATAATCCACAGGCTGGCACTCTGCCTTGTAATCGTCCTCGCTGATTTCAGGCACAACGGATGCAGCGGAAGAATCGGTAGATGCGCTTGCTTTGCTAGACGTAGCGTCTTTGTAGCCTTCTTCAAAGCCCTTCTTGCCGCTATCGCTAGAGCCACCAACAGCAGACAAGACAATCAAAACAATGATGGCGATGAACCACCAGCGCTTATAGATGGGTGGCTTGTTCTTACCGCCACACTGAGGGCAGACCTTTGCGCTTGCGGCAATCTCTGCGCCACAGTGCTTGCACGTTGTCATTTTACTTTTAGCCATTGTAGATTCCTCCCTTTCAAGGCTTGTAAGGCAAGTATAGCACAGAACACAGACCCTTTGTAGGGGTCTTTTTGTTTTTGCGGAAAATTTTTGAGATTTACAATGGGGGGTGGGCGATTTGTGCAGAAAAGAGGGGGTGGGTAGGAAGGAGAAACGCCTTTTTTGAATTTTTTCTACGCGAGGTGTCGACCACCCCACCTCCGGCTCTCCCTGTATACCCCGCCAGTGGAGACCCCAGCCCCAGCGTGCCCGGACAGACTGCACAGCACAGGCAGCAGGGCAGGCCGTACCAGATGCAAGGCAGACCACGCCGTGACGATCGGACAGGGTGCGGGGCGCTGGATGGCGGGCAATTGCTCTATCATGTGTATTATGGTAGTGCTCCCTTTGGCATGGTTTATTGGTAGCAATATGCACAACTTCCGTTAGATTTATTTTGCTTTTCTTGTGGTAGTTATTTACTCCCAAATTGTTGACATACCACCCTAAGCGGAGTATAATAAAGGCACAAACAAAAGATACACCAAATACCGTTACAAAGCAGGAGGACAAAAACCATGAAAAAGACCATCAATTACACCGCACTTGCGGATACCATCCGCGCCGAACTCAACGCCCGCCACGACCGCAGCGCATGGGATAAAGCCGTCACGCTGTACGCCCTCGACCTGCTGGACGATGTGCAGGAGGGCGCGGACAATATGGAGCGGCTCCCGATTGACGGTGCAGAACTTGAGCAGTGGGCGCTCAACGGTGCAAGCTGCTGGGAGCAGTACAGCAACGGCGGTTGCTCCCTCTGCTATGACGGTCAGATTGCAGAGCGCGTATGCACCCCGTCCGAACTCAAGCGCACCGACGGCGGCATGAACAACCCCAACAGCCGGGAAACGTGGCTTGACGTGCAAGCCCGCGCACTGTATCAGGCTTGCAACCGTATCCGCTCCATCTGCCGCACCAACGGCCTGTATTGCAAGGAGGCCTAACCCATGAAAGCCAAAAGAACCATGCGGGATATCAAATCCCAGTATCAGACCATTATTCAAGTAGGTTACTGCGATGCGCAAAACCTGCTGTGCACGGACGACCCCGCAGCCTACACCGCTGGTGTATACGGCTGGAATGCAGATATCTACCCTATCACTTCGGGCGTTGCAATCTGCACCGGATACCGCCCCTTTGGGAACGTCAAGCCCGATCTGGAAACGGTCAGCCGCTACGAAAAGCGGGCGCGGGAAATGCGCCGGGACTTGTGGAACACTGAGGAGCTGGCGGAGCACCTGCACAGCTTGCAAAAGGAATTTGTTCGGGAGGTGTGCAAAGTATGATTACTCTTGACTTTTCCCAGTGGGCTGCAATCTGGTACGTGGGCGGCATGATTTCCGGTGCGCTGGTTATGATTGCATTTCTTAACAGCTAAGGAGGGGCAGAAAAATGACTTATCACAAAATCAGAGGGGTGGACAAATCCACCTGCACGGCAGAGCAAAAAATAGCCTATAATATGGCGTGGTACATCTGGAACGACTGCCGCTATAACTGGGCTGACTGCCGTAGCCGTATCGACTGGAGCGAACAGGAGAACGCCGCTATCCGGGACTATATAGACCACTGGCAGCGCAACTACGCAGAAAGAAACAAAAGGTATGATATTGATAGCATATTTTGTGCCCTGCGTGCAGGACTACACGACTATTTGACGGGGTCTGCACACGTCTTGACAAGCTATCAGGATATTGGAACGACGTTTCCGGCGCATTATATGGAGGGCTAAAAAATGACGTTGTTTGAAGAAAAGGTGAACGAGTACAGGGAAAACAAGCGGCTGTTGGAAGAGCTGGAAGCGATGAACGAAAGTATCAAAGCCGATATTATTTGTATGATGCAGGGCGCGCCGGAAATGGCGCAAGGTACGGCAAAAGCTATCTATAAGGACGTTCAGAGCGTCCGTCTTGACAGTAAGCTACTCAAGACGCTGCATCCGGATATTTACGCAGAGTGCAGCAGCAAGACCACTTACAAGCGTTTCAGCGTGGTATGATGGAGGTATCTATAATGGAACTTACATATATTGGCACAGACGACTTTGGGCGTGAAACATATTCAGACGGAACCGGAGCAATTTTGAAATACCCAGAACCGGGGCCAATGCCGCGGGAACGGCACGACACGCTTTATACCGCATCTAGCAATGACAAGGACGGCGAACCAGAAAGCCCAATGTCAAGTGATATGCAATATCAAATTATTGACAGTATTCCAGAGGTGACCGCAAAATGATATTTTCGTGTATCCTGTTTTTCTTCTGGTTTTTTTCTGCGCTGTTTAAGGCGTCCAAATAAGAAGCATTTCACCCGGTCAGAAATGGCCGGGCTTTTCTTTTGCCTTGCATCTAACACGGTGCAGGGCTTTTCTTTTTGCCCAGCGGCGCGTGAGCCACATACAAGCGTTTACAGCGCAATCTGTATCATTCATGCAATTATACAGACAAAACGCAAAAACCGTTTACAGGGCTTTACAGCGGCTTTTCCGTTTATTTACCCTATTCCAGCGCACACAATACAGCAGCCACACAAGCCGCCTATACGCCGCCTGCGTAGCGCCAGAGGGCATACCGTCAAGCGCTGCACCTCCACCAATACCCGGATACCGCCGCCACGCCGAACGCTGTACAGGGCAGGGCAGCCGCCCCATTATAATAAGGTATATAAGGGCGCGCCCCTGTAATGGATCCATGCCAGACAGTGCAGCATAGCGCAGACCATGCCAGCGGCGGCGGTACGGTCCAGCGGCAGGGACACGGCGGGCGGTGCGGAACCACTGGCGGCTACCGCCGTATCCCTTTTCGGGCTTTCGCCCGATAGCCAATAGAGGTTAGCAATAGTCGTAGCGTTCCGGCTGGAATAGTCGTAACCAATAGTCGTAGTTTCTCCAATAAAATAGTCGTAAAATCGTCAGACGACTAGCTTTTGAAGGTCCTATATATCGTATAGTAAATAGCTGTCCGCTGATAGTCGCAGAGTAATAGTCGCAATGTTTTCTTGCGAATCATCGGCAAATAGTCGTGTATTTTTTGTGTGAAATAGTCGTTCGCCTTTTATGAAAAAAGAGATGCGATAGTCGCTAAGTCATCCGACCACCAAAAAATCACTTCTCGTCACAATTTCGCATAATTTATTTTATATCCAGTTATATCTATTTCGTATAACAGTAGTACTTATTATAGTATACAGACATAGTTACTCCCGATAATCACGTATTATTTCGCATAATAACTAGTACCATCCAAATCCGCTAGTTTCCGCTCAATTTAATTTTCAGTAATACACTATGACATTCCAACCAATCCATACTGCTTTGCTATGAATATTTATGCCTGATAGTCGCAGTCAAGCTACGCAACATTTGTACATATCGAACCAACTGCAAAATGAAGTCAATTCTCCATGTGAAATAGTCGCAAATGGTGACAGGTCAGATGTTGCTACCCTTTTCAGGATAGATGCTGTTGCCGTTGGAGGTCACCCGGTCGGCGCGGTGCGCCGGACGATAGAGGGTGACATAATGTAGAGGTCAGATGGACGGTATGCCTATATCCAGCCAATAGAACTTGACGGCAGATGTTGGTCACGGTCTGACCTGCTGGCTAACGGTATAGCTTTTGGAGATAGAGGGTTGTAGGGGGAAAGAACCTTTACAGGCGATTGAACTCTGGTTCACTGTACTGTTGCTTCTCTTGCTTTCTGTCAATCCACATATCAGCAAAGGCCTTCCAGTTTGTTATAGGCTTTCCGGTTTTGGTCATCCAACCTGTTCCCTCATAGTAGTTCATGAACCTGCTGGCAAGCCTATTCTCACATCCGGCATCCAAAAAATACTCGCTCACATCCTCGAAGTCCGGCGTGCTGGCGTTCCCATCGGGCGGGTCGCCCGCTTTCTTAATAACTTTTTTTCTTTTCTTTTCTTCTATATTAAGGAGGTGAACGATTGTTCCCCTCACAGGTGAAGCATCGTTCCCCTCAGAGGTGAATGATTGTTCACCTCCCTTTTCGCTCTTTGACGATTCTTTCGGCACTTTGACGTATATCTTATCGGGCTTGTTCTTTCCTTCACGCTTGCGCTCGATCAACCCGGCTTCTTCCAGCTCTTTCAGAGACTTCTTGACCCATCGTTCTGTGAATCCAGTATCGGCAGCAAGGTCTTTGATGGGATACACGATGTATACTCGCCCTAGTTGGTCAGCAAACTTTCCGCTTCTGCTTGCCCTCTGTGACGACCTTGCACGATTGAACAGGTAAATGTAAACAATTTTCTCTGTTGGGCTAACGCCAATAGTCGAGAGGAATCGAGGGTAGACCATGTACCCATTGACCTTTGTATCGGCTGTCATGTATTCCATTTTTTCCTCCTGCAATAGTCGTAGACCTCTACAATGCGCTCACAGCACCGTAAAGCCGTGCCAGCGCTGTTTTCTGTGTTCAGTCGATAGGTTTTGCCATCTGACGCTAAAAGCGTTTGTAGGGCTTCTGTGTGCGTATATGTAAAAGGCTGCCATTGCTGACAGCCCATACGCTCATATTCTGTATTTGCTTTCAATGCCGCAAGACCACGTTGGACGAATGAATCAAATAGGTCACGCCGTCAATCTTTACTTGCAGCTGGTCGCCCTCGTAATCGTCCCAACTATTCAGCTTGCCCTCAACAATCGTTCCATCAGGCATTTTCAGCTGTGCCCATGAGTAGCTATACGTCAGGT